GCTATTATTTCTCCTGCGTGTTTTTGTTTCCACATTACAAATTCTCCCTCCCCTGTGTCTATGTGGTCAATTTGTATTGTTGGTAAGAAAGCGTTGGTAAATCCAGCAAGTTTGCTTCGTAGCGACCACAAGCAGTCGTCAAAACCGTAAAGACTTGGCTGAAAACCGAAACCTACTTTATCTAAAAGACTTGGTGAAAACATAGTCAGCGTTCCGATTATGTCGTCACATAGCTCAATAGGAATCCACGTTTGACCTCTTTCGTGCTTTAAATATTTAATAACGGTTCGGTATGCAAGATTTTCGTGGTCAGGGTGCTGAACCAACTCTCTCCTTTTTGCACCCAAAATTCCTAAATTGTCGAATCGTTCAAAACATTCCTCCATTTTATCAACCCAATCTTTAGTGTTTACCACAACATCGTCGTCAATTTTTATGCAATATTGATTAGGTTTCCTTTCTTTTAAACCTTCGTTTAATCCACCACTTGTTCCTAAGTTTTTACCGTTAAGAGATATTGTCAGGTTCTCGTCAGGGAATATACAACCGAATACGATAGAAAATTCTTTATAAAACTCTAACATTTCATCACAACTACCATTATCGCTTATAAATAATTCGTGTGTACTAAAATTCGTTACAGCAATTAGGCTATTAAGAGATTTCTTGGCGTATTCTATTCGCTTACTGCCTTCTAAGGCATATACTGTCATTATTATTCTTGAACTCATGTTATGCGTATTTCCATTTAAAACCATGTGCTGTTTTTGTATATCCAGCAACAGCACAATTAATAGATGTTCTACTTACATTTAACTCTTGTGATGCTTCAATTATAGAATTAAATATTTTAATTTCTCTCATTTCTAAGTCCATTTGAACAATCTTTCTTGCTCTCCCATTTTTTGAACCAACATACTTTCCTATTCTATCTCTTGACATTTTTAATTTAGCTTCTTCGGTATGCGTCTTACCATAAAAAATATTTTTATTACCAATCCTTTCTTTACTATACCTAATCTTTAACTCTTCTGGAAACTTACCATCTATTCTCTTGTATTTTGGCTTATAACCGCTTCTAATTACAGATACGCCATTTTTTGGATTTTTCTTGTAATAGTTTATTAAAGATTGGCTTATTTTTGCCTTTGACTCATCGTTATATACTTGAAATTGTCTATTATACTTCATTTGCTCAACTCGTTCGGGCGATAGCTTTTTACCCTTTGTTGGTGAAATTCTGCCCATGTTTGCCAAACTCATTTTCTTTTTTGTTTCTTCTGAAAACAATCCCCTTGAACCAGCTTCTCTTAAATTCATTAAATCAAATCCAAGTTCCCTATATCTATTCATAAATAATTGCTCGTATTCATTTAATACATCTTGCGATATATCTATCGGTAAAGAATATATTATTGAAAATTCGTGATTATCTACTCCATGTTTTCTCAATGAATTATATATTCTAAATTGGTCTTTGCAATGAAGTAACCTATATTGTCTAAATCTTTTTTCTATCGTATGGCTTTGCCCGATATAAACACAGCCAGATGGACTTTTAATACAATAGATTCCTGTGGTTTTTGTTGCCATAATTCAAATAGCCCAACGACAAGTAATGCGCAAACATATAGCAATAAATGGGAATTGCACCTGCCGTTGGGTATTTTTTAAATAAGGTTCTCTCTTGTTTTTACTACCTATCAATGTTTGCGATAAACAAATTTGATTATTTATAACGATATTACCAAATAAAAAAAATATTATTTTTTACTATATCTTTACTTTAGTTTATAAACCCTTTAAATTTAAAATATCATGGCAGTAGCTGTAAGTGTAAACGTACTTCAAACCCCAGACGGAACATCGTTCTCAGGTCTGGCAAATCCTTGTCCTGTTCTACTTGTAGGAACAAAATACATCCAACAAGTGGAATCTGCTGATGCAGAACAACAAGCTTCTCAACCGGGAACGCAATCAATCATTACCGTAAATTACTACAATGGTAATAACGTATTGACTGGTGCTTATTGGGTGAGTCAAACAGTTGGGACTTTAACAACAAGCATCAACGCTTAATTGTTATTTCTTGTACAATAAAAAACCGTAGCTAATTGTTACGGTTTTTTTATTTAATCATTCCTTTGTTTCACACAGGGTAGTTATGAACCCGAGTCCCTAAATCTCTTAGGACACCATACGGTTTGATTAAAATATTAATAATTGGTTATTAATTTCGTGGATTGTTATCTTTATTTTTACTTTAGTTACTTGTATCTCTCTTTTAACAAAGGGTAGTCTTAAATCTAATGTTGTTGGAGGTGGCATATCTCTTATCTCCTTTTTTATATCGCAACTGTTTGCTCTTCTGAATTGTCCGTATATTCTTGAAGCATCTAAAGAACAACGCTCCCACGTGTGTAACATTGACTCCATCAATATTCTTTCAAAACCACTAAAATCGCCATTTTGCGCATTTTCTAATGATTGTTTAAAGAATGGATGTTCAATAATTAATTTAGCTTGCTGTTTTACTGTTGCCATTAAAAAATATTTGCGCTCATTTTAAGTATAAAATTACACTAATGTTTTGTAATTATGCAAATAAATTTTTAACATCAACAAAATTTAATACTTTTTTAATCTGCTTGTAATCGTCTGAGAATAAAATAGTACCGTAACAATCTGCATATTTTTTAGCACACTCAATAAACAAATCAGGTTTATTCGGTGCGTATTGTGAAATTAATATCTTTTGGCCTACTTCTATTTTGTCAAGTATGTTCCAGCAAAATATTAATGTTTTGTCATCAATCATATTATTTTGTGATATTGTCATAAATATTTAAAAATATGTGCAATTACATCAATTGTCCATCCATCGCCCAAAAGACAAGCCGCATCATTTCTTTTCAAAATATTTGTATATCCTTCAGGAACAGTTTGCAATCTTTCTAATTCCGTTTGTGTTAATATTCTAATATTTTCATTGTAATGACATTCAGGATTGTCAAAAACAATATTAATAAAGCCCAACTCGTTATATCTTCTAAATAATTTATCCTTGCTTACAAGTGGTCTACTTTCACTTTCTAAAATACACCTTGCCTTTAATCTATCTGTATATCCATTTTCTAACAAATCTTGAAACTTTATTTTTTTGTTTTTTGGCTGTGGTATTATTGAATATCTATTATTAAATAAATCTCTATGCTCTGGTCCTATATTTGTCCAATAACTTCTTTGTCTTAATTGTCCAGATACTAATTCGCTATTTATATTTACTGGGTAAGTGCCAACCATTTCACTAATTGCTTCATAACTATAATCATCCATTGCTACATTTTCAAGTAAAAAGTATTTTGGTTTACATTCTTTTAAAAGTCTTAAATACTCATAAAACAAACCCGATTTTTCTCCTTTCAATCCTAATTTCTCTTTATTGGCTGAACTAAAATCTTGACAAGGACTTCCCCCTATTAACAAATCAATTATAGGTAAATTACTTGATTTTATATCTAATACACTACCTAATTGTATTGTGTCAGGAAAGTTGTGTTGAGTTACTTTTATTGCGTGTGGCTTTATTTCACTTGCAAAATATTTATCAACCTTCACTTCCGCTTTTTGCAAAGCTAACTGCCCGCAGCTCATGCCATCAAATAAGCTTAATACATTTATTCCCATTGTCTATAATTTAGTTTATTCTTCTGTAAATTTATTTTGTTTTTCCATAGAGATTAATAAATCTTCTAAGTTAGACCTCTGAGCCATGCTATCCTTGAGTAAGATTCTAAGTTGTGTATTTTCGGATAAAACCGATGAAATCTGCTCTACAAAATCAAATAAAATATTTAACCTGTCTTGAACATCCTTAATCTTGTCTTTGTTGCCACTTTTTAAGCGATATGAGAGCATTTCATCCTCCATCTTATAAAGTACACCTTTAGCTAATAATAATTGCTTATGTGGCTTTAATTCGCTTTCTTTATTGTAAGCATACATCTCTGCTAAATCTTTGTAATATTGATTATTCATAATTAAAAAGGGGTTTCATCGTCTGTTATTCTTGGTGAGGATAATGGTTCTCTAAAGTCTGTTCCTTGTACCGCCTTTTCATGCTCAAATGCGTACAAGTCTTTAAAATCCCCTTCTTCGTAAAATCTATTTCGCTTCCAGTCAAAGAATAATTGTGTCTGACCTCTTGTTGCAACACCCTTTGGTTTAGCTTTTTCAATATTTATTAAAACAATATTATCGCGATATGGCTGACCATTTTCGTCTTTTAAACCTATCGGTGGCCTCCACATATTAATCCAAGTCATTGCCTTTCGTAATAAGGCTTGACCTCCGGCTGCTTCTCTTGCTAATGGCATAGGATAATACCTTAATCCTCCATCCGATACCAATGCTTGATGTGCAGGATGAAGTGTTAGCATCCAATGCTTTTTATTTTTTTTACAATACCTACGTAAATCACCACAAAAATCTTCAATATATAAATCTTGCCTTGACCCATAAGTAGACATATCGTGCTTTAATTCATTATATGGGTCTGTTAGTATTATTTTTTCATCAGTAACTAAAGATAAAATATCATTAAATCCGTATGACTTTTCATCGCTATCAACAATGGAAAATACTTCATCAATATAATTTATTGCTTGATAGTATTCCTTTTCTTCAATATGACCTTGTGTAGATTTATAAAATGGCTTGCCTGTGTATTTATGAATAAATTCAGCATAAATATCTTCTACGCTTCCTGTTTCTGGTGAATAAATTAAACTTTTCTTTCCATATTTCTGTGCTTGGTTAAATGCTAACTCAAAAGCAAACTCGGATTTGCCATGATGCGGAGGCGCAAGTATAAATGTATAAGTTCCTTGCTTTATTGAATATAAATCATCTAAGCATTTAAATCCTGTATCTTCACCTCTTGGTGTTCCATTCTCTCTCATGTAATTAAGAGATTTTTCTATGTTTTTATATTTTACTATCAATTTGCAGCCCCCCTTGCGTATGGATTTGAATAAGCTTGAATCTTATTTTCATCCTTAAACCAAACACTAATCATTTTCTGTTTCCAATTTTTAACAGGGTTACCTTTTGAGTCTTTCCAATTTGATA